TTGTTAATAATTCAGCAACAGCTTTTGCTGATTCTACTAAACCTGTATCGCCTACAATTCGTTTTACGTCATCTAGTTGTAGGTCATTACCGCCACCTCTTAACGCAGGTAGCAATACATTTATAATATCTGACATACGAATATCTGCTTCTGACATTCTTTGTGCTAGTTTAATGATACCGCAGCCTACAGCATCTTCTATCTGCATAATAGAATCTACTGTTAACCTTGCCTTGTAGTCTTTACCTGCTAAGGCGATCTTAACCTGTGCTCTCATTGGATTTGCCATTTGACTCTCCTTGACTTTTAGTCGTTGGACTTCCCATTGGAAGTTCTAATTTAAGTTTTAAAATATCGTCTCTAGTATCTAGTGATACAGAAACAACCTTGTAAGATTTGCCATCTACAACCAATGTAGTTGGCTCATCTTTATCCTTGCCTAGAAAGTTTGGCAACTCAAGATTATCTCCTTGCATTGCTGCAATGATCTCTTTGCCGCCTTCCTTAACAACAACATTCTTCCAAGCCATAAGTTACCTTATACTGTAGCGAATGTTATTGCACCAGAACTCTCTAAAGTTACTGAATAAGTAACCTCACCATTGAATTCTCCTGCATACTCTAATGAAGCAACCATAAAAGCACCTGTGTAAGTTCCGAAATCTGGAACTATCACTTGGAAGTTTTTAAAGGCTGTGGCATTCATTGCATCTTTTAAAACAGTTTCAGTAGCAGCGTCTGTAAAGACACCTGAACCTGAAACCGACATAGAATGAATACCGCCATCTGCCAACAAAGTACGATTCCCTGAAGAATCTTTATTTGTTACATCAACAGCTTCGTCATTGAGAGTTATGGAAGTAGAACGCAATCCACCAACAGTAACATAAGTGCTACCAGTAGTGTTTATTTTGAGCAATAGTGATGCTCCTTTTTGTGCTGCCATAATTTTACTCCTATTATATTAACCTAATAATACTGCACGAAATCTCATGACACCATGTCTTGTTATCCCATCTGGGTCTCTCATTATATCACTAAATTCATACCTTAAATTAACAAGATTAAATCCACTGATACTCAAATTACTATCATGCAATAAATCATGCACTCTGTCCATAATTTGTTTCGTTTCCTTACTACCTTTATATTCCGACCATACGTGTATTGTCAAGGTAGAACTTGTACCATTTACGTCTTTTGTACTATTGTCATTAGAGGAATCTTCTCCTAAGACTACATAAGGGAAATTACTACCTTGTGGCACATCATCATAAATAGATGCTCCTAAAGTGCTTGTAAGGTTACTGTCACCACTTAAAGTGCTATATATAGTAGTTTGTAGTGCGAATTGCCCTAAACTCATTTGATTAGCCCTTTTCTTTTCATTATTTGAAAGACTCTAGGAGCAGATTTATTTAATGCAGGTTGCATGAAAGGTCTTGCTGCCATGCCGCTAGTACCAAACTCTAAGTGTTTTGCATAATTATCACCACTGCCATCAGAAGCATGTGCAATTACTTGACCTACTACTCTATTATATTGGACGTCTATATCCATAGTTATGCCACTTACTAATACACCAGTATCAGATGCAGGTGCTTGTCCTGCAGCAGATGCTGTATGCACAACGCTTCCTCGTCTATAAGTTCTACCTGTTTTATTGCCTGAAACAATACTTGTGACTGCATGACCTCTTACAACCATAGTAGCTTCTGCAACGGCTGCCATTAAGTTTTTGTCAGTATTCTTACTTAGTCTTTTTTCCATTTTCCGTTTGAATGCACCTAAGTTTTTATATCCTGCCATTATGTAGCTACCCCTTCTGTGCAGGATAATTGCATGTACCTATCTCTCTCATGAACATTGAGTATTGATTTGATATTGAAAGTTCTATTTTCGTAAACGAATCTGTATCTAGTATTTATATCGCTTCTATATCTAATAAAAAAATCATGTGTGGTTTCGTCTTGTACTTGTCCTTGTCTGTAAGATTCTTTTCCACTTTTAGGTACGATGTTTGCATATATAATTACTAAGTCTGACCAAGCCTGTGCACGACCACCACCTGTATCTGTAGTATCTGTCGGGGATTGTAATTTTACCCTGTATCGCATCTTGCCTATAGACACGATTTAACCTACCGCTAATAAAGTTGATGTGCCTAAACCTTTCATAACAACATAGGGTGAATACATTGTTTTGATGATAGGCGGTAAAGGTGCAGCCGCTTCATACATATCTCCACGATGCTCGTACAAATATGCTATATGTTGCAACATTCCCATTCTAATAGGTTCTGGTACTGTATATGCTGATGTATAACCTGTCACATATACCACTTTGATAGCATTAGCTACTCTTAGTGCTGTAGGAAAGGTTTCTCCTTGTCTTAATACTACTCTTGCAGGCTCTCTTACGTTGTCTACATAATATCTGCTACTAGCCATAGTAGTTTCATTGTCTGCATCATCAAAAGTACTAACAGAAGTAACACTTTGCACTGGACTTCTTGGCAGATTTATAAAGTTTTTATAGTAGTTTAGATATGGACCAGTTCTAGTGCCTTCCCATAAAGGGTCTGCTAACTCATCATAAGCATCTATGAACATAGACAGTGTTTGTGTCATCAAAGACCTGCCTAGATGCTCCTCTGCAATCCTCCTAGCGGTTTCTATAAAGGGTCTTAGTAGTCTTTCATCTGTACTATCTTCAACACGCAAGTACTCTTTCACTTCTTGTAATGATAAAGGTTCTTGTGTTGGTGCTGTGGTTATCTGTATTCCTGCCATTACAATACCTGTGCAATTACTTGTGTGCCTATGATTAATACATAGACTCCAATTATCATAGCTTCTACCCTAGCAAATCTCTTGCTACCAGATTCTAGCCTTTTCTCAATGTTCTCATAACGTATTGCACAAATCTTCTCATGCGAATCCAACGCTATTGCGACATCACTCTTGTTCTGATTCTTCGCTTGTCTCGGCATCCTCTACTTCCTCAGTTTCCGACTCATCTGAATCAAGTAAAGGCTTAAGTACCTCTAAGTAATGCTTCTGCAATATATCGTTTTTTTCTAAGCCAAACTCGGCATTAGTTTTGATAGTTTGTGACTCTTTGCTAAGTATCTCAATCTTCGTGTAAAGCATCTTGGCTTCATCAGTCATGTCTGCTACCTGATAGGTAACATCCTCGCCTGACTCTTCTTTCATAATTAGCGTTCTTTCGTCTTTATTAGCTTCTGCCATTTTTATCTCCTTTTAAAGTTAAAGTTCTATATATCATATCAGTTGTTCGTTTATGTTCAATACCCATTTTATCCTTCTAGGGTTTCTATTCTAGCTTTTAGGTCGTCTATTATTGTTTGTTGTTCTTGCATAGCTTTTATTAACATAGGAACAAATACTGAGTATTTGACTGATTTACTCTCGGTATCTAATTGTTCGCCATTAGCATCAATATCTTTGATTGTTTCTACTAAAGCAGGAAATACAGTTTCTAATTCTTGTGCAACAACACCTATTTGTTTTAAATCATCTCCTATGAAATTAAAGTTTCTAACTTTGACCTTTTTCAAGTCATCTAATTTGCCTGTAGCGTCTACTATATTTTCTTTTAGTGTTCGGTCTGATAATTGCCCATAACTATTATTAGCATTCTGTATATTACCATTTGCATATATAACAAATCTTTGCGTTCCATTTGAGATGGTAGATGAGCCTTCAAAACCACTTAACACTTGTCCACTTGTGCCTGTCGTACCTGTTCTCAATCTTAAGGTAGATGTAGTACTGTACATATCGGATAATCCGTTATAACCAAGTCTCCATTTTTCACCCAACACTCCTGCTGTACCTGTACTAAATCTCAAGCCAGAAGATATATCTGAACCTGAATTTACATCAGCTTGAGAGCTAATTAAACCAGTATTTTGATTTACACCATTATTTCTCTCTGCCTGAAACTGTATAGCACCACCAAAGTTTGTTGTTGTAGTTCCAGTTGATAAAGTTGTCATCATCAAGCCTGTGACTGAATCATTTGTTTCTGAGGTGTTAGTTTGTATGTGTAATGGAGCTGAAGGATTCGTAGTTCCAATACCAACCCTATTTTCATCTAGAGTCATACAACGAGTTAATGTTCCTGCGGTCTGTACATCAAAAGCTACATTACCTCTATTAGAGGTTCCTGAACCTGGATCGTGTGCTATTGCTTTTATTTCTGCATAAATTTCTTTACTACCACCATCTTTTTCATCACCTGAGAATCTAATTACACCTACTGCGGTATCATCATTAATACCTCCTGTAGTTTGATCATTAGTATAAAATTCAAACATAGGAGCATCATTAGTACCATGATTTTTAAAACCTTCTAATAATAGATGTGGTCTGTCGTCTTCTGTTGCGTATAAATGTAAGTCAGCAGATGGAGCTGCAGTTCCTATGCCTACGTTTCCTGAAGAGTTTATAGTTAGCCTATTAAGATTTCCTGCTCTTAAATTTAAAGTATCATCGTCATTGTTATAATTAACGCCACCAAAATTAGTATCACCACTATCACCAAAATCTAAATAAGCTACATGTGAAGTACCTGCTTGTATATTCATACCTGTATTTGCAGAACCTGCTATAGATAAACTATTACTTGGACTACTCGTTCCGATACCAACTTGTCCTGTATTATCAAATACAACTTCTCCATCAGTGCCTTTACCAGACCCATCATAAATCTTTAACTTGTTAGAATCACTTTGGTCTAGGTATATCCCCCTACCATTAGAAGCAGTTGCAAAATATAATTCAGAATCCCCTGAACCTGTTGATTTCAGCTGAAGTTTGGTATTACTTGTTGTTAGTACAATATTGCCTGTTAAATTACCACCTGCAAGTGGTAGTTTTGCAGCAATAGAGTTGGTTAGGGTTGTATTTATATTGGCATCATCATTTATCGCAGCAGCAATTTCATTTAGAGTATTTAGTGCCGCAGGTGCAGAATCTACTAGATTGGCTACCGCAGTAGTAACGAATGCTGTAGTCGCTACTCTAGTTGTGTTGTTACCTGCAGACTGTGTAGTAGTAGTTGGATTACCTGCTAGAGCTACGCCATCTATAATCTGTTCACTGCTTATCTTGGTATTACTCATATTATCCTTCCTCTAAAGCCTTTACTTTAGCTTCTAAAATCTCTATTTTCTCTATTGCTTCTTGTAATGCTTTAACTGCTTTCATATATAGGACTGAGTATTTTACTGCCTTATATTCTTTTAAGTCACCAACAGCAGCTTCTTTTTCTATTACTTCTTTATCATCTGCAGTGTAATTAATTTCATCTCTAACTAAACCACTCATTCCTGATTCTTCTAAGTCTTGTGCAATTAGACCGATTCTCCATAGTTCATCACTGTCACCCAAAGTAGATACTTGTTCTTTGACTTTATATTTTTTTACTTTTAAGGCTTTTATATCATTCCATTGTGATGTGGCATCACTTATTTGTTCTTTTATTCTTAAATCTGAAATACCAGTATATGAATTATTAGTATTTTCTACATTTCCTGTATTTCTTATAATAAATTTAACAGCACTATTATCTTCACAGATAAAAAAAGGATTAGCGTCATTCGGTGCTGCGTTTGCATATTTAATTTGCATCCCTCTTATAGTTCCTGAACTCAATCCATTCTCAAAATAGAATCCATCTGAACCATTAGACCCAGTACCTCTTGCTTGAAAAACATGGTCTGAATTACCTGTTCCTATAGAAACTCTTCCACTTTCATGTAGAACTAAAGTATTGCCTGAATTACCATAGACACTGTGACTAGCATCTGCAGGTGTTGCATTTACATTAGAGTTTGACACTACCTCAAAAACCAAGTCATTAGAACCATCAAAACCATAGGTACTACTATCTGATGCTGATTCATTCCTCATTCTCCAAGCATAGTTATCGCCATGTCGCTTGAAGAATAATGATCTAGCATCTTTAATTCTCACATCACCATCAATTTCTAGCTTTTGTTGTGGAGCCGAAGTACCCATTCCAATTAGTCCACCAGAACCCCCATCACCTCTTATGGTCATTGCTGTAACCAATGAAGGGTTTTGATTGCCGTCTGCAGGGTGTATATCAAAGTCCATATTCGCCCCAAAGCCAGAACCATTGTTGTATGTCTTTATTCTTGCAAAGTTCCAAGGGTTAGTGTTATATCTACCTTCAAATTCTAGGGAAGAGCCGTCATTTGTAGTGGTGCTGTTGTGATGCTGCAATGTTAAAGCAGAAAAGTTTCCTGAACCACCTGCACCACCTAAGATTTGAATTAAACCATCTCCTGAAGGAGTTCCTATAGATGTGCCAAAATTAGCACCGCTATTAAATAATGCTTTACCTGCATTAGACATATCAAGTGTAAGTGCAGTTATTGCAGAACTACCATCTACACCTTGAAAGATTAAATCTTGGTCGCTAGTAGCACCTTTGATATAGTTATGCGAACCATCATGGAAGATTTCAAAATCTCCACCTGCTCCCATTCTAAGTCTTTTACCATCGCC